AGTGCCATTTCAGCTTCGTTATCAAATAAACCGTAAGAAGCAGCTTGAGTTGAAGCAAAACCACCATTAGTAGCAGCTAACATATCATCAAAATCTAGAGCAGTAGCTCTTGATAAGAATAACATGTTTTCTTCAATAGCACCTTGCTTGTCTAATTGCTTTAATATCTCATCGAAATCAGCTAAAGCACCTGAACCAGGAGCAGCAGCACCAGCAAAACCAGAGTATACATTACCTCTTGCTTCGATAGCAGCAAATAAACCTTCAGTACCTTTGATGTTTTGAGCAGCACCACCTGGTCCAAAGTTACCACCAAAAGCAACAGTGTTAGCTTGAAGTTCACCTTCAACCATTGCCATTTCTAAATAATCTTCAAATCTTAGTCTAGTTTCAGACTCAGCTTTTAGATACCATAAGTATCCAGAAGTTCCGTCTTCAGTAGCAACCTCGATCCAACCGATTTGTGCAGCATCAGAACCACTTAACTCATAGTTATCTTTTAAGATAATTGGTGAGTTAACAAAAGTTGTAACACCTGGCTCGATAGCTCCAGCCATACCGTTACTTCCTTTTGGAAATTCAGATCCATAAACAAATAAGCTACAAGTACCACCAGTTATAGCAGCTGGTAAAGCAGCAGAAGTTGTTTCATATAATATACAGTCAACAGTATAACCGTTAGTAGTTACACCAGAAGTTCTATCAGTTACTAATGCTTTAGCAGATACAAGACCTGTAGCGTTATCAGTAATTAAGATAGTATTACCATCTCTGATAGCAGAAGTAGCTGGGTTACCAGCACCTGGCGTAATAGTAACTGTAATACTAGATCCAGCGTTAGCTGCAACAGCACAGTTATCATATGCAATGTGTAATCTATTTTGTTCAGACCAAACAACTTGATCTGATGTCATCGGCATCTCAGCACCGACCATTCTTAGGAAACCAGATAATGTTCTGTTTCCATATCTTTCTACCTCTTGCTCATAAAGCTCTGGTAGATATTGTTGCGCCCACTGATTAAATGCACCGTCGTTAAAATCAATATAGTTATCCTGTACGGTAACCTGATTTGGCATCGGCTTAATTGAAGCAGGGAACGATCCTCCATTTACAAAACTCATTTTAGTTTGTTTTTATTATGATTTTTTCTTAATTTTCAATTTAGAACTATCAACGCCGCTTATAGCACGAATCTTCCAACCGTTAGGTAATATTTCACCAGTATCTAATGGCTTTGGATCTTGATTAATGTTTTTAGATTTAGCAACTATATCTCTAGTAGCATCGGCTTTACCTTGCTCGTAAAAATGTTCTGCTAATTTATCAACATTTCTCGCCGCGTATAATGCTTTATGATAACCATTCAAATCTACAATGTTTCCAGAATTATCAGTATATTTACTTATAATTTTAGATACATCACTTTGAGTGTCTATCATAGCGGATGGGTTATTTATTTTATACTTAAATCTTTTTTCACCAACTTCAAAATTGAAACCTTCAAATTCATTAGTAAAAAAGTTTTTTGTTTGATTTAAAAACTCACTCCTAGCTTGGGATAATGTCTCTTGTTCTTTATTGTATCGTTGGAAAAAGTCCATAGCTTTTTTCTGCTCATTAGTAACAGATGGCCTCAACTTGATTTCATCATAATATTTACTTTTCATTTGCTCTAAAAAGTTCTTGGCTTTCGCAACTTCTTCTTTGTATGCAAGTTTTTGCTTACGTACAAATCTTTCTTCGTCCGTTTCTTCATCATAAGAAAAGTTATCTTCCATAACAAAAGCAACTTCTTCATCTGTAAGATGCGGTCTAGTCTTTTTATAATATTCTCTTACAAGTAGTTTGTCATCATACTTGCTATAATCTTTATTTAAAGTAACATAGTCTTCTACAGTTCCTCCTGTTTCAGACATAAAGTTTACTAATTTTTCTATGTTTTCCGGTAGTTGTGTACCTGATACCTTTTCGTCTCGTATAGCTTCTTGAGCTTCTTTTTGTAGTTCTTTAGCTTCTTCTTTTACAGTTTCTTCTATTACTACTTCTTCTTTACTCTCTTGCGTAGACTCTTCAAGTTTTGGTTCGGATGTTCTCTCCTCCACTTTTTCCACATTTTCGGTTTGTTTATCCGCATCCACGACCACTGTGCTTGACTCTTGAACGGCATCTTCTTCTTTTTTATTTAGTTCAACTTTTGTTACTGCTGGTTTTTCTACCATTTTTCTAGGTCTACCAGGCTTTTTCTTTATTTTTAAACCTTCCTTTTCTTCGTTTACAGGCAGGTCTACTTTCTCTTTTGTTGCCATAATATAATATAATATAAATTAATAAATGTTTAAATTTCTAAACCACCTTCATTTTGGTTTTCAAAATCTATTGGTAATAAATCATTTTTCTTTTGATCTATCATTGCACTCTGTTGAGTACCTACTATTCTAGCTCTTTTATCTTTTCTTTCCTCTATATCAGCTTCTCGCTGTGTTTCTTTTATAACTTTTTGTTCGCCTAACTGCATGTTGTAGTTAAACTCTAATTCCATTAACTCACGTTTAATTTGTGACTCAACTCTCATACGTTCTATTTCAAAACCAGATTTACCTTTTTCAAACTTAAGTTTAGTATCTAGTATAGCTTGTTGTTTTTGAACTTCTGACATAGCTGCAGCTTCACTTGCTTGTGCATTAGCTTGTGCTTGCGCTTGTATGTTTGCTTGTTGTGCAGCTTGCGCAGCTTCAGCAGCTTTCTTACGTTTTAGCTTTATCATTTGATTAGCTAACTTAAGATTGTTTATTGATCTAATATCTATAGCATCTTCTAAGTTTATACTACCACTAGATAATGCTGCTTGTATATTAGCTTCTAATTGTTCTTTTTCTCTTTCGTCTGGTATTAAATCAAAGTATATACCAAAATCTGCCATATGGATTTGAGAAGTATCTGCTAGCTGACCAACACTCCAGGTTGATATACTATTTTTTAAAGCTTCTTCTGTTAGTTCAAATTCAATGCTATCAGAAGTTCTTAATACAATATTTTCGCAAGTTCTAACTGTTAGATATAAATAAGAATTTAATATGTGTTTAGTAGCTGTGTTAGAATTAGCAGCAGCTAACTTTTGTAAACCTACTAATGAATCAGAGTTAGGTACACTACCATCTCTTGCTTCATTTAAACCTGTTACATCTCTTATCATTTGCAAATAGTACTGATAAGTTTGTATTAAAGAATTTACCTTACCACCACCATCATTTTTTACTAACTCTTGTATTGGTACTCTACCTGGATTAGGATCGCCTTCTGTTGTCATTGATCTACCAAGTATACTACCAGTTTGGAAATACATATTTAAAGCTTCTTTAGCATTATAGCTAGTACCATTACCTAAATCAACTTCCGCTAAACCATCTACGTCTAAATAAACACCATCAGGTATTACTTTAGATATTACTTGTTGTATTTTTAAATGTGTTAACTGTATCATATCAGCAAAACCCATCATACGACTTACTAAACTTTCAACTCTGCCTTGATATAATTTAGGTGCACATATGTTATAATTCATATTAACCTTAACTAAGTTAGACTTTGGCCTTGTCATGTTTTCAGCTAACTTCCACTCTAGCATCATATCATAGCCTAAAACTTTAGCACCACTATATAATGTTTCTATAGATCTACTAACTTTATCAAAGTTTTCATTAGACTCAGGATTAAAAGTATCTGGTTTTTCTAATGATTTTTCTAAACCTGTTGCAGTTTTTTTGATTTTAAATACTTGTTCACTGTATGTTTTATATTCAAAAAATAAAATATAAATAGCATTACCATCTCTTCTACCATTCCAATTATATAAAAAGCTACTATTACCTTGATACTGTTCTAGTCTTTCTAACTCTGAGTCTGTTAAGTTAGGAAATTGTTTTTTACACTCAGCTAAAGATAATGGTTTTACTTCGCCTACGTACCATAGATCTTCAAAGTTCGGATCTTCACTATATGAATGTACCATACGAGATGGGTCAACATACTCTACAGTTACGCCCTCAGCTTTATTCCAGTTTGTTTTAACAGCTCCAATACCTAATACTACTAAATCTTCAATAATTCTTTTTTTAGTTAAATCATATTTATTATAAGCTAAAGTATTATTAATTGCTTCTTCTGCTGCTATTTCGCTAGCTTGCTTGTAACTTAATTGCATGTGCAAATCTAGTTCATCTTTATTTTCAGGTAACTCTTCTGGATTATCTGAATTAAATAAATTTAAATTTAACTCTGACTGTAAAGAAGTTAAAAACTGTTTTGCTTGCATATCTCTCAATATGTCTTGTGCATACTTAGATCTTACTCTTCTTGACTCTGGATCTTGAGCAAAAGCTTTTACATCATATAGCTTATCATCCATACCATTAACTACAATATCTACAAATTTAGGTATTATAGGAACTGGCTTCCAGTCTAAATTTAAATAGCTTAAATCGCCGTTTATAGCTAATTCATCTTTATATTTTTGCACAGGTTGTTCTGCTCTAGCATATAACCTACGCATTCTAAAGTTATTGTAATTAGTATTAAATCTGTTTTCAACTCCAGATCTAGTCCCACTAAACCAATCGCCTTCTATAGCTTGAGCAACCTGCTTGCCGTAGTCCATGCTTGATTTAACCTCATCAGGTACTACCTGATCTGGGAAAGAGCTATAAGTATTCGTTATCTTCATGCATTATATTATTTGTGACATAGATCCGTCATTGTTGTATTTTCTTATTCCTAAGTTAATTTCTTTTCTAGTTCTCAATGGTATAGGCCTATATTTATTTTTGTTACAAGCCATAATGGCTAAACCAGAACTAATAGATGCATCATACTTTGTTCTAGCGTTTATATTAAACCTAGACCAGTCATCTAACGTTCTTTGAAAATACATATTTCCATAACCATTTTCAAGAGCACCTACGTGGTTTTCTATATAAAACTCTATAGCAGCCGCGTGTGCTTGTTTAATATCTTCACTAGAGTTAGGTATTCCACCTATTTCTCTTTCAGCTGGCGATAGTTTATTATATAGTTTATCAGGTCTATTAATACTAAAACCTCTATAACCTCTACGCTTTAAATAATATAATAATCTTGGTTTATTATTTTCAGCTAATAGTGGCATACCATAAAAAACTAAAGCCATCAAAACATCTTCAAAAAATACTTCAGCAGTATCAGGTCTTGCTATGTATTCTAAAAAAAATTGATTAGGTGGTGCATCTTCCATGCTAAACTTGGTTAGTCCATGTAATGCTCCTTTAGAACCTTTACCATCCACAGTACCGCTAATGTCGTAACTGTCACAGCCAAAAGCTCCAATGTGTTCGTTACCAGGATATTTTGTTCCATTTTTTAATAATACTTTATTTTGTAATTCAACCGGTGGTACCCAAGATACTTTAAATCTACCATTTTTATTAGGATAAAACATTACTTGTGTATCTTTAATACCATTAAGCCATTGAAAGCTTCCTTGTGTAACAGAGATAATATGATTAGCTTCTTCGTTATAATCTATTTGTTGATATATTTTAGTTAAATTAAATAAGCTATCTTTTGTTTCATCTCTAAAAGCGTGTTTTTCAGTTCTTGGAAACTGTCTATAATATTCGTTTAATGCATCTTGATCATGCTTTAATCCTTCAACTTCGTTTTCCCAGTGCTTGATAACTCCTGTCGTAATAGTTGAACCATCAATTGTTTTGATTGGATTTGTTGGAGATGTGAAGACAGGTAGTCCATAAGTATCCATGAATCCTTCGTAGTTCCACTCCATAGGTATGAACAAGCTATAGAGTCCAGAAGTTGTTTGTCCGTTTTTATTTCTTTTAGTAACGTCTGAATTGTTGTATAGTTTTTTGAAATTGTCTCCACCTTTATCTAAAGCATTTGATGTTGAGCCCATCATACACTTACCTACAACTCTTGATCCTAGACGTAATGTAGTTTTT